CTTTGATGTCTTAAACCGGTTGCGTGGCCAGCTTCGTGCGAGGATGCATCGCCAGAGTATTTTAAATTGTAACTGAGTGCTCTGGAGAATACAAATGCGGGTTGGTTGCCTGTAAACATAGAATTGATGTATGCTACACCACCTGCGAGGCCGTACCAATCATGATCCTGGGTGATAATTACTCTTTGCCGTTTTAAATTTTCGGCAGCGTGAAATTTGGTTGAATCGGTTGTAATGGTAACTCTATACAGTGCAAAATCTTCACGAATGATGCCCATAATGGCTTCTATTTCTGTTGCGTTAAAACCTGAGTTACGTACTGTGAATGGTTGATAATTGTTATAGGCTGTCCAACCTGCTTCTGTAACATAATGGCCATCAAAATCAAAAAAGATGACTTTATCGTATTCGTTATAATCAGGCTCATTACAAAAGCCGGGATCACAAGCATCACCAATGCCGTTGTTGTTACAATCTGCCTGGTTGGGGTTGTAAGTACGTAGGCAATTATCAATAGTGTCAATTATGCCATCATTATCTGCATCATCATCACAGGCATCTCCAATGCCGTCATTATCTGCATCTTCCTGCAATGGGTTGAAACGTGAGGGGCAGTTATCGTTTTTGTTGATGATGCCATCCTTATCTGTATCCGGCCCTTTGCCATTGTTTCCTCCTCTGCGAAAGGCTTCATTATCTGCTGCTACTTTAAGAGTGAGATCTATGAGGCGTGAGCCAATGGTATTGAAGCCGCCGGGTGGTGCAAATGTGTCACGCTGAATAACAGCTGTTGCCGGATTGAACGGTGGAGGGTTTTGATTCAACTCCAATTTTTGGCAGGATGCCAATGCGGTAATTAAAAAAATAAGGGTTAGTAATTGTTTCATTGCTTATAGGTTGTGTGTGTGTTATAATGTTGTAATGAGTATGATGATGCCTTCTACTATTACGGTAGTGGCTAATGTTTTTATGACTCCGTTCTTACGTTCTACTTTTTTGGTGAGTTTGTTGTTTTGCTGAATGAGTTGTGTGTTTTGGTTTTTGACGATCACATTTTCATCACTTACCTGTTTGGCAATTCCTTTGTAGAGTTCTACTTCGGTGGCGTAAGTGGCAATGGTGGTTTGCTGCCGCTGAATGATATTGCTTTGCAGGGTTAGCTGCTGATCCTGGTTATAAATCACTGAATCCTGCTGCTGAATGATGTTTTTTTGCTCCTGTACAATTGCGGGAGTGTCTTTTGCTGCTTCAGCTTGTGCTAATGTTGACTTGAAGCGGTTGATGCGTTTGTTTCTTTCATTTACAACTGCATGAAGTGAATCCACTTCATTACTTGTTTTTGCAATGATCAATGAATCCTGATAGCGTTGTGCTTTGAGGATATTAAGTGCCGGTTGGTAGTAAGTGGTGATACTGTCAACGGTTGCTACATGTTGCTGCGGTTGTGGTTTATTACAACTGCATTTACCAAAAAAGAGGGAAGCAAACAGTATTGCTACCAACACGAACATGAGCATTGCAAAGTCTTGTGTTTTCATTTTTGACTTTTTTCGAGTTCGTAAATCTTATCATAGAGTTTTTCGTTTTCAGCTTCCAGCTTTATTACGTGCTCCCGCAACTCTTTGATTTGTTTTTCGAGATCCTGCGCCAGCTGCCGCCATATTTCAATAGCTTTTGAAGTGGCTTCCAGTTCGCTGATGTTTGCTTCAGCTTTTGATTTTTTTCTTCCGCTCAAATAACCAACTGCTGCTGTGGCAACTGGTATGAGGTACGGCCCAATTGTTTGTATCAAGTCCATAGTTTTCAGAGTATAAATGATCCTTTTAGTCCTGTGTTATAATCTGTGATGGGTTGTGTGCCATCAACGGGTGTTGTATCTTCTTCTTCGTTCCAGTTGCCAAAATCTGATGCATTTTCTTTGATGTACTCAACAGCGTTATTGAGCCAAGCTGTACCATTGCTGCGTGCATCTTGAATGATGAGGCTTATTTGCTGCAGCTCTGCATTTACTTCTTTACTTTCTTTATCCCGGCTGGCTGTTTGGGTACCGCTTACGGTAATACCGTTGGCATCAATACGAACGGCCAGTTTTGGCACGCTGAATGCAATGGTGAAATTGGCAATGGCGTATTTGAGTTTTTCCACCACTATTTTTTCTTTATCACTCAAAGAATTGTTTGCATCTTTTGTTTTAAGATCATCAAACAACTCATTGCCGAGTGCATGACGTATGCTTTGCTGCTCCACCTGGTACATTTGGGAGCGCATGGCCATGTAGTTGCGGAAAGGTGAATGTGATGGGTAGCATTCATCAAACTCAGATCCTGTTTTGATGAACAGTTTGTTGTACTTTTTGAATGCATCGCTATCCGTCCATAGAGAAAAATCACCCCGGTTAGTGGAAAGGAAGTTGAGCAGTAACTCTGTTTGCTGCTCTGCTTCACGAAGATTGGCATCACGGAAATTGTTTTCCTGGTATTGGAAGGCAGATTTTGCGTTGGCTGTTTCCATACGCTGGAGGCCTGCATCGCTTAGTTTAGTTGCTGCTTTTGGTGCATAGTGGTAAGCGAAGTAAGGAGCTATTACTGCACGGCAATGTTCCAGCAGTTGCTTTTGAATATCTGTAAGTGAGTTTTCATCTACTACATTGATCGCATCATACTGCTCTTTACCGAGAATGGGTACAATATAAACCTGCTCTACGTGGTTGAGCGTTGGTTTAATAGAGGCATAGTTGACAGAAGTTGTCAACTCAGCATACTCTCTCAATTTTGTTGTATTGTTGAACAGCATCAGGATAAATTTTTTACAGTGCCTTTGCCCTGGTCTAGTGTTGTTAATTGTGTATCACGAAAGCGGAAAACAATATCTTCAGCCCACTCAGATATGCCACCTACTTCACGGTTGTAATCACGAATAAGATTGATTGGCTCCAGCAACACTTTACGCTCAAGGTTGAGCAGGTTGGTGTATACGAGAAAGGCCTCCCTGATATCAGATCCTGAGCCGCCACCTGAGCGGAACATGCTGCCCGTCATACCTGCACTAAAGAGTGTTGGGTGCACCTGCATGGCGATGAGTATTTCTACATCGGCAGCTGATTGGGTGATGAGATCTTTATCAATGGTGTTTTCGTTTTTGATTTGTTCAATCTTGATAAGCCCGTATTCTGCTTTGGTGTGCGGATCGATATCAAATGTGCTGAGGAATGATTTGTAAGCATTTTCTTCCCCTGCGAGGAATTCATCAATTTTTTGAAGCAACTTTTTTCTTGCTTCGGTTCTTTCTTCAGCTTTCAAAGCCGTCCACTTTTCTTTACCGTATGTTTTTTCAAAATAGCTTTCCGGCACCTGTATGAGGTACTTAATGCGAAATGCATTGTTGTACATGGTTTTGATGAGTGCCGGTATTTTGGATGCTATTTCAATCCAACCGCTGAGGCGTGCACCATCCCAATAGGGAACCTGGTAATAGGTTTTATTGGGTGATGGATAGTTAACGGGCAGAATGGCGCTTTTGAAGCCATCCAGGCCTTTTGATCGTACAAGTTTTTCAGCAATAGCTTTTGTGCTGTTAACACTGTCGTACATGTCAATGCAGTCCAGTTGCTTTACAAACACACCATCTACTTGAATAGGTTCTGTTCGGCTTTCCACAAGGCCCTTTACCCGTTTTTTAGGGTCGAACTTTGCATATTGATCACCGGTGAGCCCCCAAAGTTTGGAAAGAAAAATTGTGTTGATCTCTCCTTGTTCATTCATTTGCTTATAGCGGGCATCACAACTTTCCTGATGTACAATGTTGGTGATAGAGTTGCCATCTTTTGAAAAGATGAGTTCGGGGAAACAGTTGGCAAACCATGTCCAATCCGGAAGGTATTCCAGGAAGAAGCGAAATGTTTGCGGGCTGTGCAGTAGTTTGTAAATGACTTTGCCTTCGTTACTGTCTGGCTTAATGGGATCGAAAATTTCTTTGCGGCCTTCATCTTCATAACCGGTAACACGGCCGGCAATAATTCCTCCACCATACAAAGCCCTGGCTTTCCAGTCCAATGCAGATTTACCGATGCCGCAATAAGCCATTTGCTGCTCAATGTTTTGAGGGAAGCGATTGTCTTCGCCCCAATAAGCCACATCTAAAACGTTTTGCAGTTTTTTGATGGGTACCGCTGTTGCTTTTGATTTGCTGCGGTATGTTCCTGCTTCTGGATTGGCAGCACTGAAATATACTGCAGCACCAGAGCGGCTACCATAAGCTACGGGGAATTCATATAACAGCTCTTCACTCATATTACGGGAGTGTTGTTTATATGGGTGATGAGAATAGGGTGAACTTTAATGACCTGCCTGGCCTGTGTTTCCACGTTACGTGTAAAATGCTGATGATGATTTTGCGCCTTGCTTTTACTTGTAACAGTGGTTGAGGGCGTTGATGCCGGTTGCTGAGATTGTTGTTTGATCCTTACTTTGGCCAGTTCAATGATCTTGCCACCAGTGCGCTGGGCAGTATTGGCTGTAATAAGGCGCAATGAGCACCAGTTACCAGATTCCAAAATTTGCAATGCTTCTTTAACCGTGTGTGGCATGGTGTGAAATTGCAAAAGGCTAAGGATGGCAAAAAGGACAAATTAAAGGGGATGATACAAAAGAAAAACAGCCCCGTTAAGGGCTGCTTTTCTTTTATCCTCTGAAAGTTAAATCCTTTTCTTCAATATATGTTTCTGAGGCTCTGATGTGGCGGTTTAAGTAAATGTAAAGTTTGTTCAAATCTTTAATGGCATCAAAACCAATGCCATCACCATAGTTTGCAATGTAGCAACTCCACATAGCATCAAGCATGTCATGAATTTTTTCTTTGTTACCGTCAAACTCACCCAGCATTTCGTGCATGTTGTGCTCACGAAGCTTTAAGTTTTGTTGAATTAACCGGTGTAACATGGCTTCATGTTCAGCCATTAAGCCCTGTGGGCCTACAAATTGATTTGATTTTCCTTCGTCTTGTCGCATAAAAAAAAGGTTTATTAATAAAAAATAGCCGGTCACTGCGACAAGACTTTACAGACGAATCTGTCAAGATAGGCGGGACTTGCACCCGATTGCCGGCCGTTACTTTAAGTGCCTTAAACTTGTTTGTAATGAAAATCATCTGTAAAAATCTTATCGCACAACAAACATAAGGCTAATTTTTTACAAAATGTACAGGCGGCAAAAAATAGTAATGTGTAAACGCAAAGTGTAGTTACCAGTTTTTTTCAGGTGGTGCTCCTGTTTTAATGCCATAAAACTATAAAATACAATGCTTTTATGCAAGTATTACCAAAATTTTATAAAAAACATTAACAATCAATTTTTTAAAAATCAACCGCTTTAAAACCAATCAATTACTTATAAAAATCTGCCGCCCGCACTATGAGTTTTGGGCGCACGCTTTTGCGGTTTTTAGAGGATATATGAATGGTTGCATAAACAACTATAATATTTGTTTATGCAACCATTCAGTCCATGTGTATAGGGGGAGTATTTGATGTGTTACCTGTTCATAACCATAGTATCACCGGCTTCATTAACATTAGAGAAGGTTAAGCCTGATTCAAAGATGCCATGTATTAAAGTATCAGCTGCTTCGCTGTAGTGTGTTGATTCTTGTGCAGGGAAGTTCTCATCTTTCTCAGTTGTTTTATCCTTACCAAAACCATCCTTCCGCTTCTCTGCCTGTGCCAAGTACATTGACAAAATAAGGTTTGAACAGTTTTCTCTATTGACTCTTAAAACCTTATCATAAGTTTCATTTTCAGAAAGTAAGTTACCCCACATTCTGTACTTCACTTCGTGACCAGGTGTTTTGCCTGTGTACATAGGTATCACTACCCAGTCGTGTGATTGGAGTAAGTTTATAACATCGTCACATATACGTGACTCATGCTGGTCTCCTACAGCTGTGTGATCGTACCAGTAGTACACCATCTTTCTTGAAAAAGGTTTATAATACTCAGCAAATAAATCAATGGCCTGTCTCAACTTGCCAGGAAACAAAGAATGCAAACCGTTTATTAATCGCAATTCCTTTTCATGAACCTGCCCAACTACAATAGGATGAATCCTTCTGTTATAATCTAAAGAGATATGCAATGGTAAATTCCAATCAAGGTCACTATCACGTCTGCAATCAACTGATTTGAGCTTTTCAAAATCATAACCCATATTTTCTAAATAACCATTATCAGCAGCAAAGTAGCCGTGATACTCTTCATCCAGATCTGGGTAAAAACCATCTTCCAGTTTGAGTGGTCTTAAATTGAGAATCTGTGTATCGAATTGAAACGGTGTAGTATCTCTCAATTGTTGTTTGATGTATTCTACACCCAGCGCATGAATATTCTCCAGTGTGGATGCTTCATGATAATACAACAGGTTTCTTCGTAAATCATTCAACTCATCATCCAGTACTGATATCTGCTTTTTTAAATTGGCTGCATATGTACTTCTTTTCTCTTTTGAAAGAAAGTATTGTAATTGATAACGTGCTACCTGAACAGCCCACACTTTATTAACACGCTCACGGTCCATCTTCTCTGAGTAATCAAGCAACCATCGGCCTGCAGTGCCTACAGGCATATCAGTAGTTAACGTAATACCATGATGATAAGGATTACCTTGAAAATCCGGTATCAATCCACGATTGGCCGGCAATAACTCTGTTCTGAACCGCTCTGCATTCAGCAGCTTAGCTTCATCGCCAATTATCCAATCAATTGTAATACCATTGGATGAACCTTGCCTGTCCTGACTCACCAGGTGTGCACCGCCACCATTCCACCAGCTCACAAAGTATTGGTAATTGAAAGGTGGCCGATAAGGCCCCTGCCATTTCCACTGTTTAACCCATCTTTCTGAAGGCTTACGGCCTACGATATAATGAACATCTCTTATGTAGCCCAGCTTTTCCCATCCTGCGGCCAAAGCTGGAAGGGTGCGGGTAAGAATCTGATTATAGGTTGCGCCAACAATTACACCGGCTCCCCGGGGCATACTACCAAAATAATTCTTAGCACTTTTTGGTGCCAATACGCCTTCACTTTTACCTGTACCTCTACCGGCTATCAATACTTCATCCGGAGCAGCTACCAGCATACTGCGTAACTGTGGCTTATTAAAGTGCTGCTTCCTCTTTTCCATCGTTTAAATCTTCGTGTGGTATATCAATAGCCAATTCATCTACATTCAATTTCACCTTACGCTTTTCATTAATCGAATTCAGTAATTCTTTCAGGTCCACATCTGGGGCACCTATCAGCCTTGGGTCAAACACTGCTTCTATCATGTGCCCTTCAAAATGCTCAGCAGGTGTAGCATCTTCTTCAGGTAATAATTTAAGTAAGCTTATTCTGTTTTTTTGTAACTGTGCTACAGCTTTCATATCCCCAATTTCCTCAGCCTTCGCCATAAGTCGCCTGTTTACTTGCAATTCAACGTTTATTTCTAAACTTTTCTTTACATTGATAAGATGGTCGTAAAGCTCTTTGGAGCATTCCATATCATTCAATGCCTGCTTTAAACTTAACCCATAGCTTTTTTTGTTAATCAGCATATTTACAATTTCATGATGAGTGTACTTACCACTCACCAATTGATTGTAGATGAACTGATACCTTTCCAGTTTTTTTTCCTGAATCTCATTTAACTCTATATCGCTGGAACGGTTGGTTAGATATTTTTTAATCAACTGCCAATCCGATATAGTATTTGTTATTTCATCAGCAGCTTTTTTCACTTTTTCAGCGTGCTGAATCAATTTATGTTGAAGAGAAAACTTTTCCATTTACTGTTGTTTTAACAAATCCCATCGCTCACTTAAAATTTTAATCGTTTGTTCATGCTTTTGCATCAAAACCATTCGTTCAGGTGTTTGCGATCGCTTTTTCATTTTGTTATAATTCTTGCGCACATTATCCAGCTGAGGTTTTACCAAATGATCAGGAATAGCATACCAATCGGTTTCATCTTCTTCCTCAACAGCATCAGGCAGCTTACCACTACTTTTGATGTAATCAGCTTTTTCATACAGTCTGGAGGCTTCATTGTACAACCTTACCACATCCAATGCCATTTGCCTCCTGGCTTCAATTCTATCAGGGCTGTTCACATCTAAAAAGTCATTCATATTGGCCAGTGCAAACAACTGAGCCCTCAGGTTCATGGCCTCTTTATATTTCTTATCTGCTTCTTTTTTGGCTGCCTGGTAAACAGCATCATGAACATGTTCTGTTTCTTCTATGGTAATGATCTCCGGCTTTTGTAAAGCCACAGGCAGTTCTTTCAGCACCACGTTTTTAATAGCAGCAGGATTCCCCTGCTGCTTCATGGCGGCATTGATGTGTAAGCGTTGTAATTCCTTACGAAGCTCCCGCTCCAGCAAGCTGATGTTGTAGGGAGATGGCCCTGCTTTAAGCAATTGTAATAAGGCTGCGTTGTGCTCACATTGACTGTAGAGCACAACTCCCTTAAAATATTCCTTATGGTTTAACCAATTATTGAGGCGTTCCACCATGTTACAATACTAACATGGGGCGTTCGTGTGAGAAAGGACAAGTTAAACAGCTTCTAAAGGCCCGTCGCCTTCTGGTAAATTACCTTTGTAATAGTCAGGCTTAGGTAATTTGAATGAAACTTCATATCCTTTTTTTCTTGCCAAATACCAATTGATAGCATGCTTCTTAACAGCACCCAATTCAAAGTTTTTTTCTTTGATCCAGTCATCGATCCATTCTAAAATTTGAAGATCAGGTGTGGTTTTATTGGGATGATGAACCACTTTGGCAATATACCTGGGCTTTACAGTACGTACAATAAACTCACCTTTACTTTTAGCCTCAGTTTCATTTGTGTAGATGTAAGTGGGATATTCACGAGCCATCCTGCAGTTATCAGTTTTTACCCCGGTGATGCTCCGGCTTTGAGTACTCAAATATACAACAAAAAAAGCCCCCAATCAAGAGGGCTTCTTCTTTTATGCTTACTATAGATGGGTTAACTGCTGCTCTCATCCGCCAATACTTCCGGCTCACCGGCTGCATAGATCTGGATGCTTTCGCTGTTGTAGGTAATAGGAATGGTGTATCCCTTGTTACCATCAGCTGTGGTGCCTGTACCAAAAGTAGGACTGGCCCAGGCATACTGGCAGTCACAACCTAACTGGTACCACAAACCGCTGGCACAGTTTGCATCTTGTATTAATACAATCAATGGAACGTTCATGATGTTTTTAACAGCCTCATGCAAAATAGCATAAGATCCTGCCACCATTACTTCCAATGTTTGTCCAAAACGCTGGAAACCTTTATCACCACTGGCAGCTCCATCCAGTTTGTTTTTTTCCGGAGCCAATGTCCACTTGGCAAATGCTTTACCGGCTTTAAACACATGCGGACTCAAAATTTTCACTTCATCACCGGGATTAGTGAAAGGTGCTTCCGGGCAGGAGATTGTTGTAAAATCACGAACAGGGGCAATGAGTACATAATCACCCACGCCACTCAGTACGTTTTGTGCTTCGGGTAAATTCCGATATGCGTAGCTCATAATATTGCTTATTTAATGGGTTATGAATTCAGTTTCTTTAAAATGGTTTGATAAGGTTCAGCAACTTTACGTTGCAGGTATTCTTCATTCAGCATCATCTGTTCAGCCAGGCAAAGCTTTCCGTTTTCTCTCCATCGTGGCAGGGTAAAATACCACAGCTCACCATTTACTTCCACCGGTTGCAGCTTCAGCGCTTCCTTAACAGGTATTTGCTGCAGTTGATGTTTGCCTTTCAAATAGTCAATTTCCATTTGCAAAGCCAGTACATCATCTGCCTGCTTTTTCACCAAATCAATCAGTTGCTCTTTACTTAATTCTTCAGGGTTCATATAAAGAACCCCGCCCGTTACAGGCGGGGTTATATTGATTAGCTTACAGAATCGCTTCCACTTTCATTGGTGTAGATCCACTCAGGAATTACAAAGCCTAAACCAATCCACCAATCAGTAAGGAATTTTACCTTACGATCAAATTTCTGCACATCAAATGCATCCTTGTAGGTGAAACCACGCACACCAATCAACAGGTTTTGCTTTGGTGTAGTCCAAATACGCTGCTTACCCTGCATACTGGCACGACCTGCTACAGTGATGTTTTCAAAAAACATCAAACGTGTTAGCTGCTCTGTGGCCTGGTAGTTCACATTGTATTTATCAAACATCCCCTGGCGGAATTTGTCACGGAATGTACGGTTCATGCTTATCTCCAAAGGAGCATTGTAACGGAAACGCTCAGGAATTTCTTTCACAAAATTCTCAACAGCAGTTACAAAATCTTTTGCAGTCATACTGTCCAAATTACCTGTGGTAATTGGTTCAATTTTGTTAGCCGTTTCCAAATCATTCAATTGCTTATCAATACCATTCATCACTTTATCAGCGCTTCCTGCTGTACCCTCTACAGGCGCTTGGTAAACACCCTTGTAAATACCTTTCATTTCAAGGTCTTCATCCACCTGGCGAAGGATGTAATCCTGTACCAACCATTGAATGAACGGGTAAGTAGCAGGATCATTACCGGTATTGGCCAAAAAGCCTAACCAGCTTTGAATAAGTTTATGAGGAATCACACCAACATCCACCTTAACATTGTAAAGAGGAATGGTTACAGGCTTAAATTCTGTTCCACCCTTGCTGGTGAAATCATCCTGGTATTGTTGCAGTACTTCCTGCACTTCAATATTGGCTTCACGCAAAACAGTTTGATCTGTTTGAATAAGCGTGCCCGCTTGCAGCGTACCAAAGGTTTCAAAAGGCAGAATGTGCAGGTTTTCCATGTTCTGCCCGTGGTTGAGGTAATAATCACCCCATGCGGTTACCACATCATCAATGGTAATGTCAATTTTATTAGTATCCGGCATTGTAGTTTATTTAATGGGTTAGTAAATAATTGTTGTTAAAATTTGGGTTTAGATGCCTGTGCATTTTTCTTACCATTGAGCCATGCGCTGGCTGCCTGGTTTACCGGGTGCTCAGCATCATTGAGCGTGATCACTTTGCCTTCTCCCCCTTCTGTTTTCTCTTGCCCCACAGGAGTAAGGCTTGTTCCTTTACCACTGCTTTGTTTGCCCAATGTTTTCACCTGCTCCTGCAATGTGGCAATGGTGGCATTGGCTGCATCCAGGCTTTCCTGCGTAGGTCTTGCATTCAATTGCTCATGCAATTGAGCAGCAGTATTATTAGCTGCCTGTAATTGGGTTTCAAGCTGGGCAACAGCAGAGTTATTGGCCCCAAGTGATTGTTCAATATGATTAAGATGAGCAGCCGTAAGCCACACACCTTCGTTTACTGCACTTTCATCAAAATGTTCCCCTTCAGGAACCAGTGCTGATACGTTTGGATATTTCATGTTCAAAAATTTTTATCGTTTACGTTTTGCAAGCCATGAGGCTTTACTTACAACCTGTTCGAAACTTCTAATGCCATCCGCAAGGCCTACGTTCACCGCATCTTCTGCATGAAAAAGTTTTCCTGTACTCCACTCTTTTACTGATGCAGCAGATTTTTCTCCTCTTTGCTCTTTCACAAATGATATAAACCTGTCTACATGCATTTTTAATTCATCTTGTAATAATTGATAATTACCATTGATTGCTTCTCTGTAGGATGCATTCTTTTCAGTGCTTTGAGGAGCATAGATTTCATGAATCTTAATACCGTTCTTCTCTAAAAATCCACTGTAGTCGAGAATAGTAGCATAACTACCAATGCTGCCAATTCCATCCAGGGCATCACTGGCATAAAACTCATCAGCAGCTGCAGCCATCCACATACCAAGGCTGGCAGTGTATCCCTCACAGTAGGCAAGAACAGGTTTACCTGCTTTTTGAATACCATCAACAGAAACTTTTGCCGCACGGCTTTCACCACCTGGTGTATCCATCACCATTACAATAGAAGTAATATGCGTGCTATGCTTAAAGCGCTCAAACCAATTGTAGCGTTCAATAGCACCCGGCTCTCCGCAAGAGCCGTTGTATTTAGTAATAGGCCCTGTAATAGGAATTACCCCAACGCTGTTTTTTGGAATATTGGGATTTACAATAAATCTTCCTCTTTCCCAATCATAAATAAATCCTTCTGTGCGCTCCATGGTATTAGGATCAAGCACATAAGGTCTTCCTCCGGTTGCAGAAGCATTTTTTTCAGATGATTCAAATGTAACAGGAACCCCATTGAGCATGTTAAGCACAAGCGGCAAATGCGCATCAGCCCAGGCTTTATCTATAAGCCAGCTGCCACGTAATATTGCCGAAAGGGTATGATTAAAGCTCATCAACGTAAAATTGTTACGTTGCGGCTACCTTTAAAAGGACAAAAAACAGGGGTTAACTAACTGACGGTGATATATAATCGTAAAACGGAGGTAATTGTTCCTGCTCTCCCGCAAATGAAAAACTTACACGTTTCTCCCCGCCATCTTCTGCACGCTCTGTACTATTCACTGTTAACAGCATGCCTTTATCATAAGTGCCGGCAATGCGGTACTTTTTCTTTCTGTCCATCAACACCACTACAAACTCATGGTAACGCAGCGTTTCAATCAACTGCAGCAGATCCTCATCTAAGTAGTTGAGCACACCGGCCGCAACTATCTCATAATAACGCCCTGCATCACTGTAGCGTTCGTTTTCATTGTAAGTAATACTTTCACCGGCAAACTCCGTTTGCAGCCATGATCTGCCGGCAATAAAAGTTACAGGATCTATTACCTTGTTGGTTGAAAAATCGATCTCAAAAGCTTCGCTTAGCCATTCACGTGGTGCCAGTAACAATTGTACAACACCGGCTTTATGAACATCAGCAGAAGGCTCTATGTTGGAGTAAACGGGTTTCATGTTTCAAAATTAAAAAGTGTTGCTGCCTGCTTTTTCCGATGGGACACTTGCGGCATTGATTTTTTCATACAACATGGGTAAACCTTCCTTCTTTCGGTATCGGTAATAATCCTTTTTCATACTGTCATCACTCCAGCTGTCAT